TCTATGGGTAAAAATCACCATAGGGAGATAGTCGATGACGATAAAAAAGTCGATCGAAGCAGCGAAAGTCTTAGATTTTTCTTAGACAATCGTCCTGTCGTACCATCTGTACAACAGCAAGTGGCCCAATATGCTGTGGAAGCACTTAGGGCCCTAGATGGGATGAAAGGGGGCCTGGTTCCCGTCCGAGGCGGACGGTTCCAGGATCAGGCGTTCATTATATTGAAGGATAACCTCGATACGGATTTATTTTACCGTAACGTTAGGTCCTTCATTGGAATGCAACTGATCCAACCCGGGGGGTGCTCGAAATTCTTCACAAAATTCTTTTACGAGAAAACTCGCAAGGTTCTCAATTTAGATTTTTGTGAATGTGTTGGTTCGAGCTCCAAACACAAGGCGGAGTGTTTTAGGGAAGAAGAAAACCCTAACTTCGCCGGGGACGCGTGTATAATCCGTGTCCCTTCTGCATCTGCCTCTTCTGCAATCTACTTTGTGCAGTCGTACCTCGAACTCATTCTGGATTCTCTACCCAGAGCCCATGCTGTAGAAGCTAGGCATGTGTTCGATGCGTACAACCGCTGCGCGAAGTGGAATGTGGAAGACTTCATTCGTAATGCCAAGTATTGCACGGCTTACCCTTTTGCTAAATTTCTACAGCAAGAGGATTTGCCGGCCCTACCAGATTCACTTCAGAATTATAAAGTGTTCCGTGGCCCTTTTGCCAAGATGATTCATGCACGCCTTGTTTGTCGCAAGGACAAGCGTTGTGCTCAATTCTTCTTTGGCTTACTTCAGGGTGTGAAGAGAGCTTGTAATGTTATTCCGCGCGTGTATATCCAAGACGCGCAGAAGAAACATCTCAAGATTCTAACCACGGTTCCGGTAAACCCTGATCCTCAAGCTCTTGAGTCCTTTCGGACCCTAGCTATGAAGATTTCTCAGGGGATCAAGCTGACCGAATCCACTATCTGCTCCTTTACGGAGCCCTCCAAGAACGCGTCCTTTGAAAGGTCCCGTCAATTCGGAGGTCAAGAAACAGTGGTACGTCAGGCTTATGATCAACCGACAGCTTTACCTTTTGGAGCTGAGTGTGGGGTTACAGATCAAGACTCTTCTCACGATATAGCAGACAATGCTCTAAAGTTGATGTCTCACTATGATGACCTTATAGTGATGGCTGAAACTCAGAGCGGGGTTGGAGAGCTCCGAGGAGCCCAACTCACTGCTGATGACCGTAAAGAGCTGATCTTGCAAGATATTCAGAGTACAAAAGATGGTGCGCTCCAATGCAACATCGTACCCTTGGCAGAACCTCTCAAGGTTCGGACTATCTCAGCGGGAGTCGGTCTACCTTACTACCATGGGAAACCTTTTCAGAAGACACTTTGGAAGTGGCTTCGTAGGTATCCACAATTTGTAGTTATTGGTGAACCACTCAATGTTACACACCTTCAGGGTATCCTTGATCGCGAACGAGAGGCTAACGCCCTCATACTTTCTTGGAATCTTCAACCCTCGAAGAAGTCAGTTAAAGAAGGTCTCCGTAAGGGGTACATTCTATCTAGTAACGAAGAGTTTTGGGGTAACTCAAACTCTTTCCGTTACTGTCCCTCTGACTTCTGGGTATCAGGTGATTACGCTGGAGCAACAGACTCTCTCAAATTACCATACACCCTCGCGGCATTTGATGCGGTTCGTGATGAACTGCTTAATCAATGCATGTGCGAGAGGTCGTCCGAGTTGAGTTTTCTCAAGTCCTACCTAGCATATATCCGGAAATTACTCGAACCACATATTCTCTGGTACAACGACAAAGGCGGGGTATTGACGAAACACTGTCAAGACCTCGGTGTGCCGATTGTAGATCGTATGACACTTGGAAGTCGCATATATATTGCTGTTGAACAATGTAATGGTCAGCTCATGGGTTCTCCCATAAGTTTTCCCTTTCTATGTTTAATCAACATTGTATGCTACTGGAAGTCTCTAAACGCCTACGTTGGTCGTTATGTACCCTTCCGTATGCTCCCAGTTTTGGTTAACGGTGATGACATTTTGTTCAGATCCTGTAAGGA